GCTTACCGGCGTTTTTAAATAAATTCGCATGACTTTAAGTTTTAAAGGTTAATACTTTTCCCGTGTATTACCTTTAAAAGCTTTTTATTTAGCGTTAAACACCTGCGTAATAACACCCGGGGCAATAAGCTCCCCCAGGTTAACCAAAAGCCTTGGACTCTCGTTTGTGGCGCGGATATCGATAGCATACCCGGCTCTAAGGTTAACCACCTCAGTAATTACTTCAGGGGGTAATATATCACCCAAGTTAATTAGTGTCATCTCGCTTGTCTCTGATTGTATAAGGTCTATTTCCATGTTGCAGGTATTAATGCTTGATTATCAAAATTACAGCTTCCAAAACATGTAGTTCCGTTCGGTTCGGGCACCCGGAGCCAATAAGCTGGGGCATCCCCAGTCAATAAGGACAGGAACCTAAACGTTCCAATCATTTCAGTAATATTTGGGCTGTTTGCAAATAAATTGGCAGGTACATCACCTGATAAATCAGTGTTATAAAACAAATAAGAAACTATTGCTAAATATGGGTGATTTGAAAGAAAATCGTTTGGAATTGTATTAGAAATGCCAGTATCTCTGAAATGGCCGTAAACTGTGTTTAGTAGCGTACAATTTGACAAATAACCTGCCGGAATTGCCCCTGTAATGTTTGGGCAAATCCAAAACACTCCTGCGGCATCTGTTAGTAAAGTACAATTTATAAATAAGTTTGCTGGAATAGCTCCTGATACCAGGGTTTCTCTAAACAAATACCGAACATTCGTTAGCTTTGTACAGTAGATAAGGAAATTAACTGGTATCCCCCCAGAAATTTGTGAGCCTGAGAATAAATTACTTATGTTAGTCAATTCGGTGCAATGGTCGAGAAATGTTACCGGAACTATTCCTGTTAAATCTGTACTAGCAAGCGCATATGATAGATTGGTTACTAAATGAGAATAATAAAGGAAGTTTGAAGGAATTGACCCGGAAACACTCGTGCCAAAATACATTGCGGCTCCATTTACCAATTTATTGAGTCCCTCAGAATCAT